AACTTAGGGTCAACAAACTGCATAATGCTGTACAACTCTTCTGGTCTACCATTTTCAATCGGGGTTCCAGTTAAAGCAAATCTAACAGGTACATCAGCGGACAACTTCTTAACAGCCTTAGATCGTTTAGACCTAAACCCCTTTATGGCGGTTGCTTCGTCGCAAACGATGGCTCCCCACTCAATTGCTTCTATCAAGTCCCAGTCGTTTACTACGGCTTCATAGTTACAGATTACGTACTTGTTATGCTGTCCCAATTCTGATTCATTTCCCCACCTAGTAGTACGAGTAGCCTTAGTCCCATCAACCACTACTGTGCTGGCATCAGAAAACTTTTTAATTTCTTTTTCCCATTGATACTTTAAACTAGATAACGCAATGACTAAAATTGGTTTTGTTAATTCTTTATTTTCTCTTAATTTTTCTAAAGCAGCAATTGTCATACAGGTCTTTCCCAAACCCATCTCGTAAGCAACTAACATCTGTTTACGATCAACCATCTTGTCGACAGCCTATGGTTGGTATGGCTTTAACTCTCCTTTAAACATTGTCTATTGGCGTTGGTGCTGTTGCCAATGCTCCGCATAAAGCACATTCCATATCTAACATGTACACAGATATTTCGCCTTCTTCAATCATAGCCTTTACTTTCCACAAGGTAGACCCACATACACAAACTTCTAATGGTCTCTCACTATCACGAAGGTCTATCACAGATAGGCTGCTTTGCCATAGATCATGTCTTTTGAATTACTAATACCAAAATTAATTTGCTCTTCTGTCATGTCTCCGACATCTTTCATGTCAATACCTTGGTAATTAAAGTAAGATAATTCCATTCCATATTTTTTAGAAAATCCAAGAATCTGTTCGTTTGCAGATTGGCCAGCCTTATCATTGTCAAATGCTGCTAGTAGTTTTGGTGCACGCCTCATTAACTTTGCTTGATCTTCACTTATAATTGCACCAAATGTTGATATGGCATTGTGCCCTAACCCAGTAAGACGAACCGCATCTAAAGGTGATTCGACTACAATTAAAGTATTAACTGAATCCATAATTTGAATACCAAATACTGTCTTTGATTTTTTTACTCCTGCTGGTTGGTTCTTAAAGAATCGACCACGGGCGCCCTTCTCTTGCCAACCCCACAAAGTAAAATCATCGGGATCACGAATAGGTAAGATCCATGCGTTGTTTGTCTTATCCCACAATACACCGTGAGCAGTAACTGACTCTGTCTTTAAAAATCTTTTCTTTAACTCAATCTCTGGTGGGTCCGTGTATACAGCAAGACGTGCTTCTGACATACCTATTGGTTCTTCTGCCTGTATGTATTGTGGTAGTTCTTGTAACCGTTTCATTAGAGAATCAATCGGTGTTCCTGATTTTCCTTTTATAAATTCTTTAGCGCCATTTAAATTTACGCCAAGCATATCTTTTACAAGAGTAAATATGTTCCCTTTATAACCGCAAGAAAAACAAATGTGTGCACCAGTCTCAGTGTTTATCCACCAAGATGGATGGTTGTCTTCTTTTCCAGTTCTCTCTTTATGCATTGGACATAGTCCATTTACTTCTGCGCCTCTTTGAGCATACAAAGAAAGATCTAAAGATAGAAGAGTTTTTTCAATATCCATTAAATTCTGCCCCAGTCAGAACAGAACTTGCACTTCATCATCTCTTCTTCATCGTGGAAACAACCAGTTTCCCAACGCCAAGTTAACGCCGCTTCGGTTGGTCCGCAGTTACGGCTTGCTACTACCTTTAGTAACCTGATGTCCTCATCCTCTTCTACTGGCTCTAAGCCAAGTATTACATCTGAATCCTGGAAGAAAGAAGAAGAGTAACCGATTGAATCAGCAGTAACTTTACCAGCACGCATTTTCCAAAGCAGAGTTTGTGTAGTGATTATGATTGGCTTATCTATCTTTTGCGCTAATCTTTTTAAGGCACGAGTTACATTCGTTATTGCTTGTGGCGTGTTCATCTCGCCTGTAACTTCGTCTAGCATCAAGTAAACACCGTCTACAAAGACTATGTCTGGCTTGGTTTGTTCAATTTTTGCTGATAGGGCAGAAACAGTAATTCCGTTTACGGCATCAATTAAATGAAAAGAATGTTCTTTCTCCATCTCATTTAACACGTCAACATATCTAGCCTCTTCTGCAGGGAGCAATTTACCTCTTCTTAATCTTCCATGAGATATGTGAGAGCGCATAGAGTCGTGGCGTTGTTGTTGCTCATGGTTGTTCATTTCAAATGACTGGAACATTGGTGTCTTACCAAGTCTGTGTACGTTGATAGCCATCTGTAAAGCAATTTGTGACTTACCAGTTTTTGGTGGAGCAATAATAGTTATTAACTGACCTCCTTGAAGGCCAGCGGTTGCTTCATCAATCTTTTTAAAGCCAGTGGGAATTCCTAAAAACTCTTGGTTTTGAAGTGCTTGGTATTCTTTGTATCGCTCTTCAGTGTTCTTAGTTAAGTCAACCTCATGAGTTCCTAGGACACCTTGCTCATTAACTTTAGAGATTGTTGCTTCCATAGCAATAAGGGCTGCATCATGATTGTTATCTTGTAGTTGCTCAATAGCAACTTCGAGACCCTGTCTAGTGAGAAGTCTGCGACGAAAATCAACCATCGTATCCAGCAGGTAATCAATGCTGTCTTGAACATCTAATATTTTAAAGTTTGGATAATGATCTTTAACTGTTACAGCAGTAGGAACTTCGCTGTACTCCCCGTAATGCTTTCTAACAAAGAACCAGACCTTTTTATTATCATCATCAAGAAACCAAGAATCATTTACACCACGATGTAAGGCAGGGATTATGTCCCTATCACGTATTACCTTACTAACTAGTCTGTGTTCGTTATCCGCCGCCATTTGTAGCCCCTCTTACAAGTTATCTAACTCTATTCCTGCTGATCCATATCTAGCCACTCTACCAGGTATGTCAATTATTCCCTTAAGGTTAGCACGGTATGGAAGTGCTCCGACTAACTCCTCTACGTTCTCGTATAACTGCCAGTAGTTAAATGGATTAACTACACGTCGCTCTAACTTTTCAAAGGCCTTATCAAGTAACTCTTCGGTCCAACCTTGGTCTTCAAAGCCAGCCAACTCTAATGCTATCCCGTAGTTACTTGATAGCAACCAAAGTTTATTAGCGCTTTGTAAATTAACATTACCAATTTTTTGTTGAACTTTTTTTGACAGTAGTCTTCTAGACTCCTCCTCGACTAACTCTATTACTACATCTGTTAAACAGATTACTTGCGGGGAGGAGACGTTAGATATGTCTCCGTTTTTCATAGTACTTCTATCTTAGCGTGCTTTACTACAAACTCTCTAAACTTCTTAGGATCATTACTGGCTTGAACCGCTAACTCTTCTGGTACCTCATTTGGAACCAATATTGAGTAATGACCTTTATTTAATTTCATTTTATTATCAACAAACTTCACATGCTTACAACTGGCGGTTTTTTTCCATACTGGACAATTGCAACGTGTCTTCTTTGTATCAGTATCTACTTCTACCTCAAAAATTCCAGCAGCCTGAGCAGAGATAAACATTTGAACAGTCCTCCAAGGACTCCTCATAATTCTGCCGCCTTTCATTGGGCTGCTCTCATGTCTGAACCAATAATAGGAACTCGTATAAAGGCTTCATGTGCAAAACTTGCCATGGCTTCCTTGTATTCGGCTTCCCAATTCTCTAACCTAACATTCGTTGTAACGATTGTTGGAAGAGCCTTGTCGTATCTAAGTCGAAGTATCTCATCGAATGAGGTGTCATCGTACTTTGAACCGTATTCTTTTCCTAGATCGTCAATTACTAGGATTCGAACATTTAACCAATCAAACTTAGACCTTCCGTGGAATCCATCAATCTCAGATATAGATTGTTTTTTATCATCCATATCTGAATCAAAGGTCGCTTTCTTTCTAGATAAAAACTCTGGATAAGTCATGTAATAGACAGGTCGTGCACCAAGGCCAAAATCAGAAGCACTCATACCCAATACCTTTGCAGCATCTGCATCGTTGTCTGGAAGATTACGAACAAACTCCATGGCAGCAACTACTGCATGTGTTGTCTTACCAATTCCTGGTCCACCGTCAAACAGTAAGCCAACACCGTTAACACCGATATTGCCAACCTGTTTTATTACCCTACCCTCCACGGAGTCATTGATCCATGTAGAGACCTCTACTGGAAAATCTCCAGATCTCTTTTCTATATCAGACGGCTCTAAACCTAAGAACCTGCGAGGTATGTTTGAATTACGAAGTAACCAGTGCTTCTTTAAAGAAGATAGTTGGTTAATGTCATACATCGTCTTCCTCAAACTCAAACTCGTATACTCCACCATACTTCATGCCTATGTGAAGAAACCAACTGCTAATTAGAAGCATTACATCGCCAAAAAATCTAAGCAATTTATTATTGGTTGGATAAACTAATCTGCTACTCATGTGGCCCTCTATCTACTATTACTTTTTCCCAATCAGTATTGCACTGATCACATTTTAAGTCCAATGACATGCTCTCTCTTTCTATAGCAACGCCTTGGCTCTTGTTCTTACAAGATGGACAGAAGAAACTAAACTCGAGCATATTTACGCTTTGAAGTTTAACTCTCCGCTAAATGAAAGTGGCTTGCCTTTTAGGTCTTTTGTTTCCCCAGCAACCATCTTTACAGATTTGCGTGGTGTTAACTTCTGAACCATTTCTTTAATCCAACGCTTTCCTGCTGATGCGTTAGCCCAAGCAGAGTCAATCACTACATCTACTGCTTCAATGCCTTCTTCTTGAACAGTTACGGTTGCCATCCATGCGCCACCTTTAACGTTGTTCTTTGTTAGATCTGCTTTAAAGATCTTACTTATTTTTTTAGCCATTTACATTCTCCTTTAATCGTTTTTCGTATCGCTCTAGTTGTGCACGTCCAGACATTGAGTTCTGGAATACACGGCCATCACTTGCGGTGAGTGTCCCCATCTTAACCACAGTCTCTGCTGGGGCGCTAATTTTACCTAAGCCTAAGTTTTCACGGGCCTGGTTTATTCTTTTGCCAAAGGAGGCTAGGAACATCTTGTAGAGGAACGGGGCTTCGTCACCGACATCTTTGAAGTTACGTTCATCTGCCATAAACAGACGCAGTAACTCTAACTCAATTAGGGCGTTGGTCTGGTATTGGGTTCTGAACTTTGCGAGTGCTCCACTGAGTTGCTTGACGCTAACTGTTCCAGGGAGTAGGGGGTACTTCCTACCGACACGATAAGAAAACTCTGCAGCGACATCCATTGGGGTCCACTCATGCTCTGGTCGCTTTCCCCTAGTCCGAGGATCGGATTTTCTGATCTTGGGCTGTGGCGCATCCTTCGGCTCAACCAATCCAAAGCCTGCCAAGTTGTCTCCATCATCTTCCCATTTTCTCATAGGCACCTTTATTTCTTTAGTGAAACTTTTAGTTTCAATATCTTTTAATTTATTACTATCTTTACTATTAGGTACTAATGGCTTATTAGTAATACTGCTACGTGACCTATAGTCATGTGAGGTGCGGACATTTAAGGCCCGCTGCTCTTGGGCTTCTAAAGTCCCAGAAGTCACTTGTGGGCTTGTAATGTCCAACAAGTCCTTACCACGAAATCCGTTGGCTCTTTTTGTCTTAGTTCTCTTTATGAACCCAGCCTGCTCAAGGGCTAGGAGGCCCCTACGGACTGTCTTCTCATTGACTCCGCCTGTCTCTATACCAAGTGACTCTGCTGAAGCCTGCAGGTGGCCTTCAGAGCCCGATAAGTGGCAGATGGTGGCAAGTAGTCGGAACTGATAATCAGTGAGATTGGCTGAATAAGCCTCTAGCGGGATTCTCAAAGGCCATCTTCCTCAAATGGTGATATGTCCTTACTAGATTCATCCTGCTTAATTCGCTCAGTAATCTCTTCCTGAAGCACGTCTAGCACCTGTGACGTGACGTAGTTAGCGAACGCCTCGATAAAACTGTGCATGTGATCAAACATCTCATCCCGTATGTCATCGGTCGTATCCTCACGGTAATCCACCTCAATGACATCTAGGCCATCCGATATGTTCCAGGTCTCTAATCCAAAATCTTCCAGGGCGTGAAGGGCAACGTGAGCCTCAGTGCTCTCATCCCATACAAGAGCAAGTACATCATTGGGAGTAATGTGTCTCATAATTTCCTTATTGGGATCAATACAGAAAGTTATATCGTCTGCCCTTACTACTTCTTCAATGGCTCCGTCTTCAGAAAAAAATAACTGAAAAGAAGATTCCTTTTCTAGAATTGCTTTGAGGGCGCTCTTTACAAACTTACTGTTACTTATAACTGGTAACAACACTTCTGCATCTGGATACTTCTCTATTAATTCTAGAAGACCATCATAGACATCTATGTTTTCTTGAAAACTTAAAACAGCAATCTGAGTCACTATGCTCCCTATATTAGTCTTGGCAGTCTCGGCGCCTGTACAACCTGTGGCTTATTTAACCACATACCGATTATAAGTGAGACAAATGTTGCGGCAGGAACTAGTACAAAGAAATCATAACTTAGTTCTAATTGAGCAATCATTCCGCCAAAACTAAGTGGAAGTGCTAAGTATTTGTTTAGAGTAGGTTTAGTCAAAAACTCTGAAATAAATAAGTCTAAGAATTCAATTACGTAAGTAACTGCAAGTCCTGTGAGTAGTACGGATATAAGTAGGTCAGTCATGGACCGCATACTACACGGTTAAGTTGGTGTACTCCACTCCGTCATAACTACGGAGCCTCCAGAAGGCATTCATAGGCATCCAATCAACTAAGGTCTTTGCCAATCTATCTACCTTTTGTGGTTTATTAGGGTATAGGTGACTGTACGAGTTGTCCTCAGTCCCTTCCCATACAGCGCCAAACTCTACAGGTAAAGAGCCGTCAAAGTAATCTGATGCAATAGGGCTCCTCTCAAACTGTATGCAATCTAAGTAAAAGTTTCCAGTGCCACCAGAAAACACTACCTCATAAGTAGCCGCTGTAGACAAGGTGGCATCTACTAAGTCAGTTGCAGTAAATTGAGACCAGTTACCTATTGTTCCTAATGGATAGACATCTACATCTTCAACAATGGCGCCTCCACTATCTCTTCCAATAAAAGTTACTGTTAAATTACTGGTTGTCTTTGCTAATC